TCATTAGTCAGATATATCCACAAGTTCGCATGAAGATCCCGTACACGCTAATGTCTGGGATGAAACAGTGTTGTCTTCGCTTTCAAAGTTAGACAGCTCAGACCAATCAATTTTCTTAGGTAGCTTCTTCGCCGCCTCAGTGTACGTTTCTTTGTCACACTCTTGGTACGGAGCCTGCTGATACACATGGTCCGAATGTGGCAAGAAAGAGATACCCGACACTTCGTCGAAGTTACGATACACCCAAGCACCTACGTCCAGCCACTCGTCGTCTCTTACTGAGATAGTGACGGACGGCTTATGCTCACACCAGTGTCTCTGGTAGATAAGCCATAGGTCTAGTTGCTCTAAGGCGTTCCTATCGTCCCTGCATACAGCGTTCTTAGGCGCTTTCTGAGGGAAGGTAAACACTACAGTGCTGTCCGGCTTCATTACACAAGGTTCAGACGGAAAGCCCTTGTCTATCATAAACGACGTTAAAGGGTCTTTAAGGTCTGCCCTGACAGTACGCAGGTAGTACGGGCTGTGGCGAGTGTGTATGCCACTAGCAGTACCCGTAAGCTGGCTAACCGTGCCTGACGGCTTCACAGTGGTACACGCAACGGACTGCGGTATGCCTATTGCTTTAGCGTATTTCTTGTTAACCTCTACAGAGTGGTCTCTGAGGCCTTCTAGGACGCTCTCTAGATTATCCTTGCTAGAGTTGTTGGTAATGGCATTGTCCATGATACCCGTCATAGAGACCCCTAGGAGGCGCTCGTCAGATGTCGTATTGAACCAAACCTTACGCAGATACGGGAAATGTATCAGGGTAGACTGAAAAGTACCTAAGATGGTAGCAAGTTCTACCTTACGCTTTAGGTCTGCTTCAGTGTCTTTTTCCCTTATAATGCACTCAGTAAGATTGCAGAACTGATAGTTCTGTAGCAGTATTTCTGAACAAGGATTGCACCCAAACTCTTTTGTAGCATCTCGTCTGCCATTCTTAGCCGCCTGTCTTTTTGCAGCGTCACGAGAGAATAGCCCTCGTTCACCACTCTTAGACTCGATAAGAGACAGCCATTCCCGCATGAAGGTTTCCATGTCAGGCCTAGAGTTATACACAGCCGAGTTATTGGCTAAAGCTCTCTGTGGATTATGCTCAGGCTCGTACCATGTGCCACTCTTAGCGTGGCGTAGCTGGTCGTCCGACAGAGAAGACAGAGAGATTAGAGCGCTACGTCTTACGCCCCCAACCACTACTATCTCGGCTATCTTGCAGACAATATCGTGAGCCTGCAGGCAAGTTAGCTTAGTACCTACAGCGTTCTTAAATATGTTTATAGTGAAGTCAAACAGATTGACTAGAGGCTGTGGACCAGACGCACGACCGCCAAAGGTCTTTAGCCTAGCACCCGCCGGTCTTACCCTGCTAATGTCTACTTTAGGGATCTCACCACTCCACAGTAGAGCTAGTAGCTGGCGATAAGACTTAGCCCAGCCTTCCTTAGAATCCCGTACTACTATGGTAGTTTCTGAAGGGTACAGCTCCTGTGGTACTTCAGGTAGCTTATTAACGTACTGAGGCTCTACAGAGAAGCCTACACCCGTACCGCAGAGCAATACAAACATAGCTTCGTCAAAAGCTTTAGGGTCGTCTATAGGGAGATACGCACAGTTGTACGCGGCGGTATTGTCACGAGCTAACGCTGGGCCAGAAGTCATTAGCGCCCGCATACTCGGCATAACTTCAAAGTTAAGTATGGCGTTACGCAGTTCTTCTTTAAGAGACGGCTTGAGGCAGTACTCATTTACCTTAGCTAGATTAAACTCCATGAAGTCTAAGTAGCGAGCCACTGTTTCAGGCCATTGCTCTCTTCTTAGCTGATCTTGTAGCCACTTAGAGTAGCGGCTAGTGTAGATAAACTCTTCGTAATCAGTAGGAAACCCTTGGGTTGGCGGAAGCTTCATTGTCGTCCTCAGTAAGTTCTATTAGTTTATTTAAGTACCAGATTGCCTTGCGAGCATCCTGAACCGTTTTGCCTTTATTAAACAGGCGCATACCTGTGTATTTAATTATGTTGCCGTGACAGTAGGATATAGCGCCCTGTGTGCCTAGGATGTCTACCAGATAGTCTATAGTTTCTATAGCTCCCTTGCTGTAGTGTGGCGGATGGTCTACAGCGTCGCGTATGGCCTTAGAGGCGGCGTTCCACTCTTGTGGTGTAGCGTCGTCTAGATAACCTCCAGTAATGCTAGTCGTCATCTTTATCTTCCTCTTTCTTATCAAACAAGTTAACAACAGTGCCTTTCTTAGCAGGCGGCTTCTTTTTCGTTTCTTTCTGGGTTTGCTCAAACAGCTCCATAAAGACTTCAGCTATGCCCTCTTCGTGAGATATAATAGCGGCCTCGCCTAGATCCATAAGATTCTGCATATTAACTTGTAGGGCAGAGGCTATGCCTTGCTGTAGTGTTAACAGCCAGTTGTACTCGTCCTCGTCCATGTCGTCGGAAAGACTGTTAGTCATCTTTATGTTCAAGTCGTCGCCGTCAGCAGTCATAACAAGGACTACAGCGTCTTCTGGTATGTGGTAGTTAAGCTCTTCTTCCATCATTCACCTCTTAGCTTCTGTATTATCTTTAGAGATTTACGATTAACTTTTTCTGTCATCCATTCTTCAGGGATTAACTTAGCGGCGTGTAAGAAGTCATTCTTTTCTGCCCACATAGTGACAGTAGTCTTACTACCCTTTCGTATCTTAGTTCCCTTGCTATGAAAGACAAACCGTATATCCAAGTCAGGTATCTGCTCCCGTATAAGCAGGTGCTTCTTTCGGTCGTCTGAGGTGAATATGCCTTTGGATTCTATGACTATGCCGTTGGGTAGGCAAAAGTCTGGGGTGTAAGTTTTGCTTTGCTCAGGCCAGATGTACGGTATCTTAAACGGCTCGTACTCAGCGTCGCACTTACATTCTTGTAGTTGATCGTATATCTTAGCTTCTAGGCCGGACCTAAAGCCTCGAACAAAAGCGGCTCGGTTAGCTGGTGCTGGTCGCATTGTTGCCGTACTCCGTATACCAATAGTGTTTAGGGTTTTTTGCTTTAGTGGTTGTTGCGGGTAGGAATTGGGCAGTAGGCCAACACTCTTTCATGTACGAACAAAACGTACAGTTCATTGGGACCTTCTTGCTTCCCGTTGGCTTCTTGCCTCTGGTGGTTTCTATCTCTTCTTTAAAACATTTCTTAAACGGTTTGTCGCTGTGAATAAGATCCACAACGTCACACATTTCTTGACGCTGCTTTGCTAGGTCAGTTGCGCTAAACTCTGCCCCAGCTATAGTAACTTCGCCAGTAGACTTGTTGACTACCACCCAGCCACCTGCAGGCTTACCCTGTGCGTCTGAGTAGCCTACCATCTGCTTCATATAACCAAACGGATCGTCTTTCTTCAGGCCGTCTATGCCAGCTCGCCACTTGTTGTTAAACGCATACGGTGAACAGCTCTTGGTATCAAACACAGCGCCGTCTATATGTATGTCGTCTTGTCCTTTAATAATATGATTGTTTATCTTTAACTCTACGTCTTCTTTGCCGCCAGTAATATTTAAGCCAGCCGCTTTAAGTAGGACTTCCATGATGCACTCAGTAGCGTCACCTAGCATCATCTTGACTATAAAGTTGTATTCGTTGCGGGACTTGGGTGCGCCTTCCTTCTCTCTCTGCAGTTGGCAGGTAGGCTTACCTAAGTTAGACATTCGTATGCGGAAATCTTCTTTGGGGCGGGGGGCGAGTTGCTTACGGAGGCAGTCCTTAAACATTTCCCCAGACTCTTCAATCCAAGCGTCGTCAATCTCAACAGGCTCTGAGTTAGAGAGCCTATCAAGACATAACTTCAACTGTGCCTCTAAGAGTTCAGCGTTAGGCATTGACTAGATCGCCTGCTAAAGCGCTATCTATATCTCCGTCAACACTGTCAGAGGCCGCTTTCTCTCTCATAGCCTCTTCGTAAGACCGATTAACCTGATCGTTCTCGTTCTTAACGTACTCCATGACTACCTTCATGGCATCCACAGTATTTTGATCAAGACCTAGAGGAGACATAAAATCAGTCTCAAAATCCATCACAAAGTAAATGACACTGCCTTCCTTCTTTTTATTAGAAGTGATAGTGCATTCGTAGTTGTAGATATTTTTGTTCTGGGGCATCTTGTCAATGACCTGCTTACCAAAACCCATGAAGTTAGCGCCTTTTAGGCGTATAACACAGCCTATAGGACCTACAGTCACTTCTTCGCCGTCCGCAGTCTTGCCGGTGTACTCAGCAATACCGTACAGCATACGGAAACAAGTGATAGATTTATAGAGAGGCTTCTCTTCAGGATGCTCCGCTAAATAACGGCTAGAAGGTTTGCCACAACGTAGGCCGCCCTTCTGGTCACGAGCTTCCTTACCGAAGTGAGGAATCATAAGGGTCTTATTGACCAGCTTACTCTCCTCAATATCAAAGTCCAGCCACTGATAGTACTGGGCAATGGGCTTAAACTTAACAGATTCAGCGTATACCGCCTCATCCTGTCCCATTAGTACAAACGTACCTTTCTTCAGGGGGCGCTCAAAGTCGTCCTCTTCAGAGTAGTTGAGTTTAAGTACGGGAATCCGCTCAGTAGTCTCTTCGACAAGGCCAAGGGATCGTGCTAATTCGCGCTCTTCTTCTGCGCTGATGGTTGCTAGTTCAGACATAGTAGTCTCCTTAGTTTAAAGTTTTTAGATTATAGTACAACTATTGCAAATGTGCAATGTTATATTCGGTTTGCTCCAGCCAATCTTTACCGCCCTGTATTTCAATGTCTAGGGGTAGGCCGAAGGCGTATTTGTATCGCTCCATCAGCTCCTCACCAACGTGGTACATAGCCCAGTGTAGAGCCTCAATGACGGTGTCCTTCTCGTCTGGGTGGCAGTCCACTACGATAGAATCGTGTACAGACAGCACTATCTTAGACTGCAGTCCCTTTGACTTAAAGGCTCTACGCGCTCTAACGCAAGACAGTGGGACTATATCTGCGGTAGCAAACGACTGTACAGGGAAGTTCTTGATCTGCGTAGCGTTACTAACACTGCCGTTCTTAAAGCGCTTAACGTCTGGGAACTTAAACTGGCGGCCAGAGGGGATCGTAATCAGCGTGTCCTTCAGTACGCCTGTGATCAGCTCATCGTGCCATATCTTCAGCCCTTTGTAGATGTCGAAGTAAGCGTCGAAGTACGCCTTAATATGCGGAGCTTCTCCCATACCTAAGCCACCATACAGAGGGGCAAAGGTATACGCCTTAGCGGCCTGCCGTTCGTCCTTGGTTATCTCAGACTCTGGCTTACGGTTAATGATACTGGCCGTCTGCTTATGTACGTCCTTGCCGTTGAGTATGTCAGTGATTATCTGAGGATCGTTAGAAAGATCACCGGCTACTCTAAACTCTAGCCCACTAAAGTCAGCCTCTATAATGATGCCGTCGTCGAACCGAGAAGTAACACAGCCTCGTACAGGAAACTTACCGCCCTTTGGCTGATTCTGGAAGTTAGGGTTAGAGCTAGATAGCCTGCCTGTCTTAGTCCTGCACTGATTAAACTGAGCATGAAGCAGGCCGTCATCCCTAGTCCATGTCTCTATGCCGTTAACGAAGCTATCCAAGTAAGTAGAGATGGCGTTAAGCCTCATGTAGCCTTCGAGAAACTCTACGGCCTCTGTCTTCTCTTGCTTGTGTGCTTCGCCTATTAGCCGTTTGATAGTGACCTTACTGGTAGAGAAACCGTTAACGCAAGTGTCTTTAACGCCCTGCGGAACCATACCAAAGCCTGCTGTATCCTTAGTTTGCACCAACAGATAGCCTCTACCGTCGCACAATACGCATTTAGTGGCATTCTTATACGGCTGGCCATCCTTTTTAATCTTAACGTACTCGCCCTTACCCTTGC